CTACTATAAGCTAATGCCATTATCTTATCCTTCCCGCAGAAATTATTGTTCCGAAGATTTTATTTACCGCCCACGTTTCAGAGCGAGTAGAATTTAGGAACTTTATACCTAACCAAGCCCCTCTTGCTCTTGTACGTATTCGTGCCTTTCTTCCTGTACCAGATAATGTACCAGAACTAAAGGCTGTAGCCCCATCCCTAATATCTTCAATAACTGTCTCCGCATCATCTCCAATATGTATTTCATAACTAACGCCATTAGTATCGGGGAAAGCACCACCCGATGCCCCACCGGATAACTCAATAGTGAGTGATGTTAGTTTACCTTCTTTATCATTATCTTCTGTTAAATGTTGAATGGGCCAAACAGCATAGCTCGATATTGGGTCAGTTGAACCGCCAATATTATCATCTTTAGCTGTTTCATCAAACTTACGAATATACCCATCCTTACAACCTACAAGCAAATCTGCATAATCATTATCATTTGCAGCATAATAAAATAATGAGTATGGGCCACACTCATTAGGGTAGCTCTCAGGGAAGAAACCCCCAAGTTTTAAGTCATACCAATAATTAGAGTTACTCCCAGTCTCCAATGTAGTAATGCAAATCAGTATTCCGTGTCTCTTTCTATCATATCCCATTGTGATGCGATGTGTTGCAGGGGTAACATTTATAGCCCCTACTTGTTCCGCAACTAAATCAGGTAACGATATTTCGGTTAGATTCTCAACTGAACGAAATCCAAGTGGTATCTTGTAGATTCCTGCTGTTCCCCAGAAATAGAGGTTGCCATCTCCATCAAAACACCAACTATTAGCACCAAACATCCCTACGGTTAAATCAACCTCATCTATCTCACCGCCAGCAGCAGGGTCACCTGTTAATACCCATATAGTTGAGGCACAACCAAAGATTAGGTAATCATCCTTATAGGGAATTAACGCTCGTATAATATCACCTACCTCACCTGCATCAGCATTTTGTCCTGCTGCCGCTGTCAGTGGGTCAGTAGATGTGTAAACCCAATTCCAAGGGTCAGCGGTTTTAGACATATACCATTGATGAGGATAATTAGGGTTTCCTGCTAAAACGCACCTACCACGATATAAGCACCCAAGGTATGCTTTGGCTGGCATACTCCCATAAGTACTTGTATCATTATCATAAGGAGTCCAAGCATACCATCGTGGTTTAGGTAGACCTGCAACTGGAGATGGAAATATCACATTACCTCCACCCCCAACAGCAGATGTGATAGCAGTAGTAATCTCAAATGTCCCTGATGTGACATAACCATACATAACCTTATCAGTGCTATTGATATAATCTACTACCATTGTAGCTGCACTCGTCCCAGCTTGATAAACAATATCTCCTCTTGATGGTTTAGTAGTAAAACCATTATCATCAGTTATTTTTGTATTTACAAAATCAGCTACCCCAAGTACTCCACCATTAACCACAAAAACCTTTTGGAAAGCCTCATACATATTGAGGTTGTCGGAAGTGTCGATAGCATAACCACTTGTATCTAACTCTGTTAAAGTTCCCGCCGCCACGTCTAAATCCTCGTAGAAAATTGTATCATTTCCAGCAGCAACCAACCTTCTAATAGCCGCTCTTTCATTAATTGATACTACCATTATATTGACTCATACCATATCTTTGAATTAGCAGCTACTACTAATCTTCTAATTGCTGTCATAAAGTTAATACCAGTCCAACGCCAATCAGTCCCTTCCGTTCCTGCTGGGTCGTCATAAGGGCCAGCCCCACTACCACCTGAAATAAGTACATAACTTACTCGTAACTGGTCAAATACAAGGGAGTCAAAACTCCAAGTATCGCCTGTTGTTGTACCAGCAATATTTGTAGCGTCTACTCGCCACTCATAAGTAGCTTCATATCCTAACGTACCAAAAACAATAGCCCACTCTAAAGCAGCCTGGGCACTACTAACTTCTACCCAATCTTCCCCCTGTAGACGAAAATAAACATTGTAAGTATCAGTATTACCTCCACTCACCCAACTTAACGGAGTCTCATCTAATGTTATATCTGATACGGCATCAGTAGGTGATGGGGTTGTAGGCTTACCTGGTAATGCTACGTCCCCATATACTGCAAATTTGACATCTGATGTTGAAATATCCCCCCAAGTACCACCACTATTTGAACTGGTATGAAGGCCACCGCCCCCATATGCTCCATTAGATTGCCTTCTATAACGTAAATGGCTGCTTCCATCATGACGGATAACAATAGCGTATATTACACCAGAACTTAATGAATATGGGCTATCAAAGTTTCTTGTAGTCCACTCACCACTATTACTGGTAGTTAATGTACTTCCATCAAAAGTGAAAGAAGCCAAATCTCCATCAGTGGGTTTGTCATTCTCGTCTGTAGCTCTAATACTTACTGTTACATTACCAACAAAAGGGCCAAGACGAGAAAAGCCTAAATTAACTCCCGTTATATCATAAGCGGAAACAGTAGTATAGGTCATAGCAACCCAGAATGTAGAACTGGTTATACTATTATTACCACTCGATGCAGTATAAAATTCCTGTAATGCCATATTATACTACCGCTGCCACAGTACACATTGCCACTACTGGCTGTTCTGCCAGACCTACCTGTGTAGGAGCACCCCACCTGCCAAGTCCAGGGCGTTGAACAATTATAATTCTTCCACCAAATCCCTTAGCTCGTACATTATTCATATACTCGGAAGTATTAGGGGCTGGCTTATCAGCAGGTAAGCCTTTGTGGATACCCTGAATTGGAGGCGTAAACTCGATATTTGCCACATTATTTCCCTCGTTTTATTCTACGTAACTGAGCATCTGCTGTTTCTCTTCCCTGACCATAATATGCAATCTTTTTATACTCTGTTGGTTTCTGTATTTTCTTAACACGTTTTAGCTTCTTAGGTTTCTTACTTTGAAGATAAGCATACCCAGCAGGACTATGTTTACCATAAAGAATTTCTCTCTCTTTTCTACTTAGTTTTGCCATAATTATTCCCCTTGTCATTCACGATAGAGGATGTCCACCCTATCTGTACCTGCTGCACCAATAAAATAAAGTTTGTTCAAATCATCTATTGGTATATGTAAAGCCCTGTAATCTACCCCTTCTTCCGGTACGTGTATTCCTGTGGTTGTGGTACAAGCCGAACCGATATTAATTCTAACTGAACTATCACCATTTGCAGCCTCAATCCAACATTCTTTACAAGGTACACTATCAGCACCACCTGTACCAGTACCCCCTCTTATCTGATATGGGGTTGCAGGTATAGTTACTCTATTTGAACCACCAGAATTGGGGACTTTGTCTAAACTTGTATTATAAAATTTTGACATAATTATCTATCTCCTATTATGTGGTAAGTTCTTTCAAAAATACCCAACCAATAGTACTATCTATCCACTCAAGAGAACAATAATCATTCTCTTGACTTAGAGAATAGTTTGCTGTCGTAACGGCGGTATCAGGAGTGACTGTAACAGTTTCATTATTACCTTCTGTATCAAAAATAATTAATATTCGTTGGCCAGAATATGTACCGTCTGACAACGTAATAGCAATATTAGTTCCAGAAGTAGTTGTTACCTTTAATACCCTATCCTCAATAAAATTATAAGTACTACCACCTGTTCTTACTGTATAGTTGGCCGTAACTGCTACAGTTCGCAAATCATAAGCCCCTCTTCGAGTCTCGAACCAATTACCTTTACTCATTTAATTCCCTTTCTATTTTGGGTTAAAGTTTACATTCCCCTTCCGTGAGCCTTTCATCCTAAATTATTATCCCTACATTAGGGGTATACATTGTTCATATCTGGATAGGTAAAATATTTCCTACCTGGGGGCCACAGTGGCCCATCTAACTTATCTCTGTCGTAATACAAATTACCTATATGGTCAGAGGCAGTTACTGTATCAAATTTAATAAGTTTCTGTATTAATTCGGCTGCCTTTGCTGTATGGTGGCTGCTCGTCATATCATCCTCTTGATGCTCGGCCACAGCTAAGACGCTTTCCAAGATAGCCTCAATAGCACGAATCCCACCAATCACTAAATCTGTAGTTGCTGATAACTGAACTGGGTCTGCTCTATAAAATCCAGAAAGAGTTTCAGATTGTGATGGTGTAGGATACACCCACAATTCGTACAGAGTTCCTATTTCAATATCGTACCGCAATGGATTAATAGCAAAATACTCAGGATTACCTGAGATAGTACCACCTGTCCGCATACTCAGTATTTGTTCAGCACTACGTTTCACAAGAGGTGGATTAGCGTTTGCTATATCAAAATACAAAGTAGAATACAAATCTGAGAAGTCTATCGGTAAGGCGTACTTCCATTGTCCAGACGTAGTAGTAAAATCCCAATAGACTTTTAGGAACTCCCAGTCGTGGGGTTGACCAGTCTGCATATCCACAGGGTACAAGAACTGTCTCAATCCTCGGTCTATGATGCCGTTGACAAGCGTCAAGTCCGTACCTGTCGGGACAGTCCCAGTAGAAGTTAAACCTAAGAAATTAGATACTTGAACTCTTAAATCATTGTAGCTTAAAGTCAATCTACCCATTATAATCCTCTGAGATGTTCAAATCATTATGTAATTCTCGATGACAATTTGAACACAATAAAATACACTTATCTAATTCTTTTTCAAACTTTGGTTAAACGTGCCATATTATTCCCCAAGTGAGGTTAGGGGGAAGATTCTCAGTTCCTCCCCCGCCCCAGGAGACAGAAGCTTCATGCCTCCATGTACTTCTGTCTTAAACTTTCAACAATTCATAGATTTGACCTACAATAATTGGTGCAAAGTTCTCACCAACTCTATCCTTGATAAGTTTAATATCATCCTCGTTCAAATCTACTTCATCAGAAGTATAAATCTTTTTAGCTAATTCATACTTCTTAACTTTATCAACCCCTAATTCCTTTTGTACAGGACTAAGAACTGCATTTACCATTGCCAATCTAAATGTAGCATCTATTTCCTCTCCTTGCTCGTTCCTGTCTTTCATTGATGTGCCATCCATATTTACAAGGGGTACATTAACTTTTACTAACATAATCTGCCTCCTTTAATAATAAAATAAGTGAGGGCCACAATGACCCTCACTTAATTCAAATACCGATTAACCCGCTGGAATACCATCTACTGCAATAAGATAATGTGTAACATCATTAAGTAGAATAGGAATTGCATAATCAGCCGTAGTGACCGTCATCGTGCCTGTACACGATACATAGTCAACACCATCAGTTTCAATACTAAACAGATTAACAAATCCATGGTCAGTTGCATTCTTAGAAACACGGAATACTGTATTCATTGCAGTATTGATTGTACCACGTGTACGAATTTGAATACCATATTCAGTGGTAGCCGCTGTTCCTTCTCTATTAATAGCAACATCTAAACCACCAAATTCTGTTTTAGTACCAGAAGTCAAGTCCTGAATATCAACCTGCAAAGCAACAGCATTGGTAATATTTCCACTTGTCTGCTTTAGGGAAAGACTAATAGTATTATAAATATTCCCAAGAGTACCACCAGCCCTATTATTTATCGAAACATTCAACCCCCTAAAAGTATAATTGGTATCGTTCTGGGCATAGTTATTGCCTTTGATATAAAGCAAGCCACCATAACCATCTCCTGTAGTATCCGCCGTAGCAGGTTTCTCTGCTTCAATCATAACTAAATAAGTCTGAGCAGCAGTAGTACCTGTGAAGAATTTACTTCCTTCAACAAAAATACCATATTCTCTCCCCGATGTTGCGGAGGAACGTACAGGATTAAAACGAGCATTTTGGGCAGTAATCTGTTGCCCTGTCTCAAATAATTTAGCCAATACTACGCCATCAACACTTGACCTATTCACTACTTCCATAGAAGTAGCACAAGGAGCAGCCTCACCATTACCAGTTATGGCCTCATACGCATCATTACCAAGACTCAAACCGTCCCCAATAACACAACTCTTATTGGTTCTAATAGGAACTATAGCCCCATTAGGTACATAAACGTCCAACGCTCTTGGTCCAGTCTTTCCGCACCAACCACCTCTTGTAACAGCACCAGCGTGATGAGGGTAGTTATTTATAGAAATAGCAACATCAGCAGTAGTACCCGAAGCATTAGCCATATCCAAAGTAATTGTACCGGCAGTTACACTATCCTCCCCCTGAGTAACAGCAGTAACTTTATAAGTCCCATTAGTTACATCTGTGCCAGTAACAACAACCCACATACCTACTTCTAAGTCATTAAACTCAGAATAGTCTCCCGCAGTAGTACTCGTAATAATTTTGCTACCATCCGCAGGAGTTCCGTCATCTGTATCAACAATCACAGGACTACATACACGAATATACTTACCTTCGTTCTGAGAACCTTCTACTGTAGTATTTGTTGCACTTACTAAACCTTCACTTACACTACCTCCAAACCAATTCTCGGTAGTAAGGTAGTTGTAACAAAGTGGCATACCCTCATTAATAGTAGCAGTACCATCGTAGTACAGTCTAACTCGATGTGCACGAGGATTACCCGCAGTTAAATTATCCATTTTTTTGCCTTTCTAAAAAGTTATTGATTGCCCAAACCTATCCATTAATTTCCTTTAATTGGGCCTCCTTAGTCAATCCTTTTATTATTTATTGTTAAGACGGAGTTTGCTCCGGCTCTGTAATCAAGAACCCACAATACTTAGGTGAACTGTTACACCAAATTTGATAAACTAAATCCATGTACAGTTCCATAACTGTATGTCTAAGATTTGCAACCTGCCTTGTAATACGGAAATCCCAATTCCTCAAGATAACTGGATATATAAAGTTATGGTTCAATCCAAGAATCGGATTAGTACCATAAACAGCTAAGTTAGCCGTATCCAGTGGGGGAGTGTAAACCATAGGTATACGATTGAAACCAGGTGTCCCATAATGAGCGTCAGGACGATAACCCATATTATCATCACTCTTTGCATAGAAAGCATTGAGGTTTTTGATAACTGTATCATTCGTATACATTGCGTAGTTTACCTTCTCCATCGGTAACTTCTCAGGAATTACCGGAGGTTGGAAGTTCAACTTCCTCGTAGCTGTATCAAGAATGGTCAGCAAACTATCGTCAATGTTGTTATCGTGGTCAGCAAAATAATTTGCCCAATCAGTGTACGTAACAGCATTGATACCACCCTTGTTAAAGACAGTACCAGTAGTAGTAGTACTATCGTTATAGCAGCCGTAATATCCATTAAACCCACCTGTTTGTCCCGCAGTACCCTGACCTACCCATTGAAATACAGAGTAGGGTCTGTTGGTATCGGAAGCACTATTCCTGCCATTAATCATAGCATCCAATACTTCCTCCACCATATCCTTAACGCACGAATTATACTGTTGTTTCCAC